ATTGTGGAATTATTGACAAAAAAGAAGTTCTTAAACTATACAATATCGGATAATATCATAGAGGATTTGATTATGAAAATCGACATGGAAAAACTAAATCAAGCGGTTAAAAGACCAATTCCAAACACAGAAAATTCTAAGAATCCAAATGGATTTTTTGGTTACTTTGAGCAACGCCAAGGCTATAATAAACTTGTAGCTTATGGGCCATATGACACAGAATCAAGATTCGCATGGATTCATAGAGAATATTTAAAATGAGAACCGACTGGGATCAATACTTTATGGCAATGGCCCACTTAGCCGCTGTGCGTTCACATGATGCACAAACGCAAGTGGGCTGTGTTATTGTTAACGAAGACAATCATGTCGTTAGCATAGGATATAACGGCTTTCCAGCCGACACAAAGGACGAAAATCTGCCAATGATACGACCATATAAATATCCTTATATGATTCATGCAGAACAAAACGCTTTGGCTAATATGATCGTAAAAGAAAAAAACTTACGAGCTTATATAACTGGTTATCCATGTTCCGTATGTTCAAAACTGTTGTGGCAAAACGGTATCAGGAAAATTATAGTAGATAAGCATGGAGTGATTTATTCCATGAGCGAAGATGATGTTAAAATCATCAATTTCCTAATAGAAAATGGATTACAAATTAAAGAAGTAGATTTTGAATATAGTGTATTCAGTAATCTAAGCATCAAATTAAAAAATAAAAGGGCAAAAGAATAATGTCGATTAAAGCTTTACAGGATTACACGTTCTCTGCAAAATACGCAAGATATTTACCAGACAAGAAAAGACGAGAGACATACAAAGAGAGTGTTGATCGTGTTAGAGGTATGATGCATAAACAGTATGCAGATAAAAGTGAAGTCTTGCATGCAGAGATTGAGTGGGCATACGATATGATGCTCAAGAAAAAGGGATTGGGGTCGCAGAGAGCATTACAATTCGGTGGAGACCCTATTTTTAAACATAACGCCCGTATGTTTAATTGTACAGTTTCTTTCATTGATCGAATTAGATTCTTTCAAGAGTGCATGTATATGTTATTGTGTGGATGTGGTGTTGGATTTTCTGTGCAGAAAAAGCATATCGAAAAACTACCTAATTTATCCAAAGAAAGATCCGGCAAGGTAAAGTATACAGTACCAGATGAAATTGAAGGTTGGAGTGATGCAATTGGAGTGTTGCTCAGTTCATATTTTGAAGGTGAAACCGATTTTCCAGAATATAACGGAAAAGAAGTTCAGTTTAATTTCGACAAGATCAGGGCTAAAGGGACGAGAATTTCTGGAGGTGGAAAAGCTCCGGGAGCAGAGCCACTAAAGAAAGCTCTTAGCAATATTAAGAAAGTCTTAGATAATGCAGTTAATAGAGGAGATGGTAGACTTAAGTCAATCGAAGCATACGATATTGTTATGCACGCTGCCGATGCTGTTATTAGTGGCGGAGTGCGCCGTAGTGCTACCATTTGTCTCTTCTCGCCAGACGATAAAGAGATGGCTACAGCTAAAACTGGCAATTGGTTTACTGATAATCCTCAACGGGGTCGCTCAAATAACTCGGCACTTCTTCTAAGGGGTAAAACAACTCCTGAGCAATTTGCAGAGCTAATGCAGTCAGTTAAGCAATTTGGCGAACCGGGTTTTGTATGGGCTGACGATGAAGACTTTATTGTTAATCCATGTGTTGAAATTGGAATGTATCCAGTAGATGTAGAAACTGGGAAGAGTGGATGGCAAGGTTGTAATCTCTCTACAGTTAACTGCGCTAAAGTTACTACTGAACAAGATTTTTATGATGCAGTAAAAGCAGTGACTATCATTGGTACTCTCCAAGCTGGATTTAATAGTTTTCCATATCTAGGCGAGACTAGTGAAAAGATTTTTGCTAGAGAAGCATTACTAGGCGTATCTGGAACAGGTTGGTTAGAAAAGCCTGAAATCTGCTTGAATCCAGACATTCAACGAAAGGCGGCAGAACTTGCAAAAGAAACAAACAAACTTATCGCCGAAAAGATTGGAATTAATCAAGCGGCGAGAGTCACCTGTGTCAAGCCTGAAGGCACTGCTAGTTGTATCCTTGGCACTGCCAGTGGTATTCACCCTCATCATGCTAAACGCTACATTAGGCGTGTACAGGCGAATAAGGTGGAAGCGTTGTACCAGCACTTCAACAAAGTCAATCCAAGGGCGTGCGAAGAATCTGTTTGGTCGGCCAATAGGACCGATGATGTAATCGCTTTTTGTATCGAAGTTCCAGATGGTAGCAAGACAAAGAATAAGATTACAGCTATTGAGTTGCTTAAAATTGTAAAGTCAACACAACAGAACTGGGTACTCCCCGGAACTAATATTGAGCTTTGCGTTAAGCCTTGGTTAACTCACAATGTAAGTAATACAATCAATGTTAAGCCTGACGAGTGGAATGAAGTAGAAGATTTTATCTATGCTAATAGAGAATTTTTCTGTGGTATTTCACTACTTCCAGTTACTGGCGATAAAGATTATCCACAAGCCCCATTCACCGCTGTGTATTTACCTACAGAGATGATTTCTCATTATGGCGAAGGCGTGATGTTTGTAAGTGGTCTTATTGAAGTTGCACTTACTTTATGGGAAGACAATCTCTGGGCAGCTTGTGATAGTATTTCTGGCCTTGGAAGTCCAATTAAAGGTAAAGCTAAACTAGATTGGGTCGATAGATGCAAGAAGTTTGCTAATAAATATTTTGAAGGCGATATAAAAGAACTCACATACTGCATGAAAGATGTCTATAACTTTAAACTGTGGACAGAACTTAAACGAGAGTATAAAGAAGTGGACTATACAGTTGTAGAAGAGATATATGACGATACTCAATTAGAGCAAGCTCTTGCTTGTTCTGGAAATTCTTGTGAGATAGTTTAATGCCAACATATCAGTTTGTAAGATATGATATAAATGGAATTTCCTTGGGTGGCACTACGCTACACGGCGTGCAAAGTGTCACCCTCGGAAGAAGCATGGAAGCAACAACTATTGTAAAAAAGGGTGCGCCTTCAGTAGTTAAAAATTGGTATAAAAAGCCAACCGCCACAATATCATTTACTAGATTTTTGACTAGTTCAATTTTCACTAGTTACAGCTTAGCCGTTGCTAGTGGGCCTCCTTCAGTATCCGATATTATAATTTCTGTTGTTGGTATAGGGGGTGTAAAAGTAAGAGATTGTAGACTAAAGACCTTAACATTTAATATAACAAATGAAGGAAACTTTACAGAATCTGTTACATATGAAGGCAATACATTTGAATCAGGCACTGTCGCAGCATATGCAACACCAGAATACGGTACAGTACTAAGAAGGCAAAATTTTGCATTTGGATCTTTACCATCGCAAGTTAGTGGAAAACATATCTTATCGGCAGAAGCCTCATTAAGTATTAATTATGGACATGTTCCAACTTGGGGTCAATTTTATACAAACTTTAGTTCATATATTTCAGTACCAGTTGATGTAAGCTGTTCATTTGATGTCCTTGAAACAGGATTTCCTTCATATATAACAGATGAAATCACAGTAAATGGTCACAATGCCTATGATAGTACAACTATCGATGACGCGCAATCCATATCAATAAATTCTGGAGGTCCAGTGATTAATTTGGGAGGTCAAAACTTTTTATCAAATGTAGAAAGGACAGGCGGAGATGTAGGTGGTTCGTATGCAATTTACAAATATACGTATAGAAATACAAATAACTACTTCACAGTATCGTGAGATAAAAAAAATGTCAAAATACAGAGAACGTAAAGAAGCTCAAAAAGCAAGAACAACCGCTGTTACCAATCCACATAGAAAAATTCTTCAACCTAAAAGTGTTAATCAAGAAAATTATATTATTTCTATGGTGGAAAATGACGTAACAGTATGTACGGGTCCAGCAGGATCTGGTAAATCATCAGTAGCGGTAGGATTAGCTTGTAGCTGGCTATTGGAAAATAAAATCGCAAAGATTATTATTACACGTCCAACAGTTGAAAATGGTAGAGGTCTCGGTTATCTTCCCGGCGATAAAGATGAAAAGATTCATCCATATCTTGTGCCAATTCTTGAAGAGATGGAACAATATATTGGAAAAATGCTTTTGACAAAATTTAGAGAAGCGGGTATAATAGAGATGTGTCCTCTTGAATATATGAGAGGGCGAAACTTCCACGATTGCTTTATGATTCTAGACGAAGCTCAAAATGCAACATACGAACAGATAAAAATGTTTTTGACAAGAATTGGTATGCATTCCCGTGCAGTAATTAATGGTGATGCAGATCAATCAGATCTTCCGCAATTTTTAAGAGGCGGACTGGAAGATGTTAGCGAAAGGTTATTTGGATTACAAGGAGTTGGCGTTTGTGAATTAGACGCAACAGATATTGTTCGTAATCCAATCATTGGTCGTATTTTAGAAAGGTTGAAATGAGAAAATTTTTAGCACCTATTGCTGTTGCTGCAATTTTATGTGGAAATTTGGCATTATGCGAATCCAAAATGGCAGAAATAATGATAGAAACAAAAGAAATTAACGAAGACTACATTGAATTTTATGAGTCTATATTGAGGCGCGAAGACTTAACAGATAAAAGAAGAGTGGCCTATAAAAATAGTCTAAGAACTTTTATGTTTAGTGCTAGCGATGAAAATCTTAGAAATGATCCAAATTTATATGAAGGGTTGATAGAGGAATAATTTATGCCGATATATCACTACGCTTGCAGCGAATGCAAAGAGGAATTTGAAACTTCTCATAGCATCAAAGAACCATTGAGAAAAAGTTGTCCGTTTTGCAAATTAGACGGGTTGACGGTTGTCTTGGACAAACCTCCTGTTATAATAAACAAGGAGATCAAGACAATCGGTCAACTTGCTGAAAAGAATGCGAGGGAGCTTGGAAAATATGGGCTTCAGGAACGCATGGCAAAAGACGGTACTTTGGAGAGGGTTCAAAAAAGAGAAAAACAAAATGAACTTCGAAAGATTGCAAATCTACCGCAAGACAAAGTAACGAAATATATAGAAACAGGAAAACTATGATTGAAAGACAGCCAAGAAATATAGGTCCACACATTGGTGTTGTGAAGTTCCGTATTTTTATACATAGACTATTGCCTGATGGAAGTATCGATCCAGAGGTTATTGATTGCAGCGACCTGTTTGACAAACATGAAATGACAAGCCTTGGCGAGATTTCAATTTCGGGATATGATAAATGGAACTGTGTACAAAAAGTAAAAGATAAATTAGAAAGTTTGAGTGGAAATAATGGCAAGGAACGAGAATGAGAATTTAACTGGACTATTAGTTCCCGAAACAGATCAACTTGAAGTTCAATATATTGATAAAACGGGTGAACTAGGACAAGAACAAAACGCTGTAGCAAAGATAACAAATTTGCATAACAAAGAAGAAAATAGAGTTATAGTAAACTATTATATTAAACATGGCAGGGGACTGCTGTTTGATCCTTATGGCATGGACATGAATAAATTGAATGCATATAATTTTCAATTTAAAAAAGTAGACACTTCAGTATATTCTAAATATATAAAATATTTAAAAACACGAAGACAATTATTTCTAACGCACGCTCAGCGAGAATTTATCAATAAAGGATATTAATAATGGCAAAGAAAAAAGCAGTACCAAAAAAAGATATTACCACAGAAGTTAAAATGGGTAATGAGAATAAAAAAGTCAATATTAGCGAGCCAAAGCTAGCACAAAAAAATGAAGAGAGTCCAAAGAGTTATCCCGAAGTCAGAGAATTGTTTGCACGCAAAAAAGAATATGGTGTCACGACAATGACTCCGGAAGCCTCAATGAGAGCAGACGAAACGGCTAAAGATCGAAGATCAAAAAGTACTGGTAATTTACCTCCTCGATACGGCAACTGCATTCGGAAGATTAGGGAAGATCAATGATTTGCAAAGGATATAACGAACATATCATCAACTTGTTGGCGAATCAGCAAATATTGTGGAAATGTACTCTGGCGGATGGAACAGAGATATTGTCTGATTTTGATCTGCCAAATCATAAAGATCCTTGGACTCGATTGAGGCAATACTGCTATAATAACAATGTCAAGATTACCAAAGTCGCAGTAATCGTTCCGGGCAATCCAGAACAAGAAGTGTATAGCGATTTAAATGGCTTGGACAATATTCTTATTATACGGGGCATATCAAAAGACATTAATGAAGTAGAAGAGACTACATATTCATTTATGACTTTTGGACAGTTAAAAGAAGACAACTTAATATATGTCACTCGCTT